ACTTGAGAGACAGGCTCAGCAGGGTGGCGGTACGGCTGGCGGTGGCGGTGTAAACGTTGCGACCAACGTTCAGAACAACTCGAACACCACCACTCAGGCTCGACCGCCGGCAGCATCACAGCCCGACAATATGTCCGACACAATGATGACCTACGGATTCGCACCATAAAAAAAAATGCCCTACCATTGCGATAGGGCATTGACAACATTATCGTTATGTTATTGTTATGTCGGCGGGATTATTATCAGTCCTGAGCGGCCAACTTAGCGAAGTAACTCAGAGTATCGTCATCGTCATCATCGTCGTCGGCAGCTGCATTCATCGGCTCACTCGGAGCGGACGATTCGACCTTCGACTCAGAGGACTTGAACGACGGACCATTCGAGCTCTCGTCCAGTGAGATGGACTCTGCAGTGGTCATAGTCTCCGTGGATCCCTCACCGAGTACACGCTGCAGTTTAGTAGCAAGCTCCTCGTACGACTTGAAGTTCTTAGGATCGACGTACTCCTTGAGCGAGTACATACGATTGTACACACCCTCGAGCTCGTCGTCATCGCCACCCAGCAGCGGCGCCGGTGCAGCAAACTCAGACTTGTCGTAGTTACGATATCCCTCGACGTTACGAATCTTCAGCTTGAAGTCCGCACCCTCCCAGAAGTCGAACGGATCAACCGGATCCTCGTCCTGGAACTGTGGCTGCATCATATCCATGATCTTATCGAAGATCTTCTTACCGAACTGATAGAGGAATACCTTACCCTCGTTCTCAGGATTGGCCGGATCCTTGACCACATAGATGTTGGACACGTAGTGAAGACGACGCTTACGATCGCGAGCGACCTGCTTGTCCTCCTCACGACCGGAGTTCCAGAGACGCGAGTTCATCTCCGACACCGGATCGTTCTGACCGATGGTCGTAAGTGATTTCTCAATGTACCATAGACCCGTAGGACCCTTGAATCCGTGGTCCCAGTACCGTACCCATGGAAGTTCTTCGCCGTCCGGAGCAGGAAGGAATCGAATCACAGCGTAACCGTTGCCAGACTTATCGACCGATGGCTTCCAGATACGTTCGTCGACGTACTTGTTATTGTTACCACCACCGCCAGAGTTGATCTTCTCTGCCTCGTTAACGAGCTTCTCGATGTTACGACCGCGATTCTTTTTAAGGTTGGAAAACGACATACTTTGTATCTCCTGTAGTATGATAGCTGTAGTATAGTGCTGAATTATCCAAGACAGCATGATCTATTATATCAAATATATCTCATGATGTAAACACTCGCAGTACGATTCGCCGCATACGATCCTTATCGAATCGAAGCAGCAGACCGTACTTACGAATCTTTTTTGAAACGTCGGGCCAGACGATCGTTTCTGTAATCGTCCGATCCGCACGCTTCATAAAACCCGTTAGCCGATCAAGAATCACCACGGTCTCCAAAGAGATCTCTTCCTGTAGGTACTTCTCGATCACCAGCGGATAGTTATTACCCTCGTCGTGAGTCTCAAGCATCTCGTCGAAGGTGCCGGCCTCCTCAGCCAATTTATTTATATCCTGTTCAAAGTTATACGAGAGCGACTGCTGTCTCTTTTGCCACTCGGTATACTTTTCCTCGTCCTGTAGCATATCACCGACCCAGGTCTTGTCGGCCGCGGTGAACTGAGCAGTAAAGAAGTCGATCAGATCACGAGGATCGTCAAACTTACGACCGAGTTTGGCAAAGTGATACTTGTCGCGTCTCTTAAAGAAGGACTGCGGACGAGCCGAGGTCTTGTAGTTGTACTTAGGTGCCTCGTACGTGTCCGACTCAAAGTGCAGNTTCATCGACATATAGTATTTGTAGACGTCGTACGGATCCATCACTCTCATATCGGCAGACTGTTGCCTCCTCCTTTGACAAGATTTGCGCTCATTGCCTCGGCCTCGATCTTCTCACGTATGACCGGAGAGATGAGCTTACCTACGTCCATCGGATCGATCACTCGTTCCTCGCAGATCTGCAGTACCGCCTCCATGTANCTNGAGTCGGGATACTGCAGCACNTGNTCCTCNACCATCTTNGAGAATCTCTTCTTCGTGAGTACGATATCCTCAATGTTCTCTTCTTCAGTCATTCATTCCCACCTATAATTGTCTAAATGATATTCGCAGTAGCAAGATGTATAAATAATTGTATATTTATTAGGACACATAATTATGACGACACCTTATACATATTTGATTGGATGGACGGACAGAAGCATATGGTATTATGGAGTAAGATACGCAAAGGACTGCCATCCAGATGAACTCTTAAAAACATACTTCACATCTTCTAAATATGTCAAGAACGACATAGATAGCTATGGGGTACCCGATCATTATGAAATAAGAAGGACCTTTAGCAGCGAAGAGGAGGCTCGTAACTGGGAGCATCGAGTTCTCAGGAGAATTAATGCAGTGCACAGAGAAGACTTTCTTAATGAGACCGATAACAAAGCTATTAAGCCAAAGCCAGGAATAAAAAGACCAGGAATAGGCGGCGTTAAAAAGAGAACTGCATCTAAAATAAAAGGTAAGATGGCCTGTCATGATCCTCTAACTCTTAAGACTAAGTATGTTGATGATTACTCCCAAATGCCTAATGGTTATGTTCAAGGTGGGCCACCTAAAAGCAAAGAGCACAACATTAAGAATTCATTATCAAATAAAGGCAGAAAAAAACACTCAGATGAACAAAGGGCTAAGTGGTCAAAAGAAAGATCTGGAAAAAACACGTATGGTGACAATCCTAGATCAAAAAAAGTCGTGATAGAAAATAAAGAGTACAATTCAATAAAACACGCATGTGAATCTCTTAATAAAAATAGTGATCAGATCCGCTACTACATTAAAAATGGATGTTTCAAGCCTCATAAGATATCATGCGAACATTGTGGGAAATCGTGCAGTGCTGGCAATTATAGCAGATGGCACGGAGACAATTGCAAGTATAAATCATAATTAGTCCCAACGATAAAAAATGTGATCATCAATTGTTACAATTTTTACTTTGTTATTAGCCCAATTTGGATACACATCTACAGTATGATAGTGTGTTGAGCCTTCGGTTATGTCATAACCAATATGATGCATGTAATAAGCATGTGCTGCATTTTGCATTGCTACATCATATGCTACCGTATCTGTTGGTTCATCACTTTTTCCATCACAGAAAAAATGAAATTGGCAGCGACCTATAACAATCGGTGCATCAGGAGGATCATAAAATCCTCTTTGTTTAACAACCGAGCAAATATCTGATGGGTACCGAGAATCTTCTACTCTGTTTATCGTAACCAATGCTACTGCCATCTGACCAAGCGTAGATTGATCACGTGACTCGTGATATACGTTCAGCGCTAGACATTCCTGCTGATCCGCTGGAATGTTTGACATCATAAAAGACATCGCGAGGGAAGCAATTACATTGTTCAATGTTACTTATTCTCCACTCGTAGCAGAATCGTGTCCGCATTGATTCGACCGGACGGTTCCGTCGTCTTAGTCGTCAGATTCTTCCACTCCTTGTCGATCTGATTCGGCGTCTTCTTAAGTACGATCGGCAGAAAGGAGTCCGGTTTACGCAGTCGAGTCTTACGCGATTTATCGGGCTCGAAGTTCTGAATTGTAGTACCCTTGATCTCGAATCCATTGGTCGCAGTCGTGACGTACTCACAGAGCTCGCGATTCTTAACGTTGAACGTATACAGACGATAGGAACCAGGAACCGATAACGGATCGATCGAGACCAGTTTGTACTCGGTCTTATCCTCCTTGAGGAACTTAAGATTCTTGATCTGTTTGTCCGCGGTACGTACCTGCGGCTTGCGCTTACGACGTGTCGCCTTGGCCGCCGCCTGAATCTTATCGAGATCCGCCAGCATGGACTCGCAGACCTCAAGACGTCGCTTGATCTCCTTCTTTGTCAGATGATCGTACGCCTCGATCGCACAGTCCTCCTTGCGATGATACGCGTCGTAGTACTCGTCACGCATGAACTCGATACGATCCTTAAGATACGGAGCGGCCGCACCCTTGAGGTCGTGTTTCTGAAAGAGTGTGTACAGATCGACGTCGGTCTGTTTACCCTCGATCCACTCGTCCTCCAGATAGTCTAGTTCGTAGCCTACCGTATCGTTGACCTTACGACGCAGCAGTTCCTGTGGTGAGACGACCTTGCGTTGTGCCTTGCTATCGTCGTCCTTCTGACGAGCATTAAGAATCTCACGACCCGGTTCGATGAGAGCCGCGAAGTCCTGATAGACTCGCTCGGGATACTCCTGATACGGAGACTCGAACTCCAGACCGTGGTTGAGCCAAAAGATCGCCGCACCCTTACCGTTGTACATAGAGAAGTGGTACTCAGGATTGGCAAGGATTGCCTGCGCGTCCTTCTTAGGGAACGTCTTACGAACGTAGTCCTTACAGAGTTTGGAGATCTCTTTCTGATCGACCTCCTGATAGAAGAACTTGCGACACAGATCGAATCCACGATCGAGAGGACATGCGTTCAGTCCGGTCTTAGCGCGTTTCGGCACTGCCTTCTTCTTTGGCTTTGCCGCTTTCTTTTTTAAGAGATTTGCTTGCGCCATACGTACTCCTTTGAACAACTGTAATACGGTCTATAATATCACAGTTGGTATCGTATGTAAATAGTGGTGGGCCCACGAGGACTCGAACCTCGAACCAAAGTCTTATGAGGACTCTACTCTGACCATTGAGCTATAGGCCCGTGGTATTGGCGCCCCGAGGAGGATTCGAACCCCCGACCTACGGATTAGAAGTCCGTTGTTCTATCCTGCTGAACTATCGGGGCAAGAGATCAAACTGTTCCATCAGTTTCCGCTTCACGCGGACGTTAGGAAGGCGATGACGAAAACACTCATCGAAGCCGATCATCTCTGCCACTTCGACGACAGCGCCTGATCGACAGGCGCCAACAACACAGTGAACGAGTACATCACGATCCTCCTCA